GTCAACGCGATGTCCTTCTCGACCCACCCGTGGTACACGGCCCCAGGGTCGTGCCCTCCATGCCCGGCGTCAAAACACGTGATCATTTGCTGCCCTTCATTTGTTCAAGCATTGTCTCGATCCTGGTGAGGCGTTTATCCAACTGGCCCATCAGCTCAATTCTGTCGCGTTCGATCTGGATCTGCTGCCTGTCCAACCTCATCTCAATCTCCCTTGTCATGGCCGGCTTGTGCGCCTCGACTTGTTTGTTGAACTGAGCCTCAAAGGCCCAACCGTACAGTGTCAACGCGGTCAGCGTAGCGGCCAGGATTGGGGCAACCCAATCTTTGAGCGTGGAAGATAATTTTTCAGTCATTATGTTTTCTCGAACGGGTCAGGGTTGAACTCGGCATCGTGCACCTCTCTCTCATAATTTAGCGTAAAAGCTTGCCCAAGTCGAGTGAAACACCATGCCCCGAATTCCAGTGGATTGGGGTTTGGGTCGCCGCCCATGGCGACATACTCTCCGAGCAGCCTCGACCGGCACGCGGCCTCAAATCTCTGGGCCTGTGCGGCGGTCAGTGAAATCGTTACGTCTGGCATATTTACTCCTAGGCCCAGCTAGACAGGGCTGTGTTGCTCACATCGGTGTTCAGCACATGGTAATCACACTTCGAGGAAACGAACGTTCCGCCAGCCGAAAGGTATGCCTTGATGTAGACCTGTCCCCAGTTTGTTCCGCTGCCAGTCGTCGTTGAGATAGCGCACGTCCCCGCCCCGGTGTTGACGTTGGTCGCGCCGACAATTGCGGACGTTTTGGTAACCGTCCCGGCGTTGTCAACACACGTGAACATGAGCAGGCCGGTTTCGGTGAAGTAGTGGGTGGCTGCGAAAATTGTGTACCTGATTACTACATTGTAGTGGATCATGAGGCCCACGGCCTCTGTGTTGGAAAGATCAACTCTGACGAGCACCTTGTTGGTGTTGTTCAACAACGCGCACGTTGCTGTGGCCCTATGTTCCCTGCTGCGAACCTCCGGTGTTTCGACTCTTGTCGCGTTTGAAATTATCCCGGTGCCGTATTGGTGGATGTCACCGTCTGTGGCAGCAAGCCAGTAATTCCCACCAGCGTAATTACCGTGATAGGTCGGGTAGCTCGCTTCCATTACGAATCTGTTGCCGGTGTCAAGCTTAACGAACGGGTAGTTAGCCGAATCAGCAAAGTTCCTCCACGAAAGGTAACTGTCACACTGGATTGGCGAAATAGTCAGGATCTTATCAAAAAGAATCGCGCAATCACCGCCACCGGTACCAAGCTGGAAGTAGCCGCTTGGGCTGTAGTTCATGAACGCAATTGGTGATGTCCCGTCGTGAAATATGAGGTCAACGTTTGTAGAGTCGCCTATCTGGAGGTCTCCGGTCAGTGTGCCCCCCGACAACGCCAGATAATCTGAGTCGTGGTCGTGCCCAAGAGGAGAGTAGTCAGCGTCATGGTCGTGCGCTGCCGTGGCGAAGCTCGTTTCGTCGTAGCCGGAGTCTGTAAGCTCACCACCGGCAGTCAGGGCAGGGAAGTTCCCAGCTACAGCCGGGTTCACGATGCTGACGTAGTCTGAATCGTGTAGGTGATCGTCAAGCGTATCTAGGGCAGCCTGAACCTCGTCGTCTGCTGCGCTGAGCACTCCCCCGAACGCAGATGTGTCAGTGCTCACTGCGTCTGCTGGGTGTTGGTTTGGGAGATCGCGGCCTGTAGTGAGCGAGTGCGAGGTCGGGGCTGTTCCTGGGCTCAGTTCCTGTTGAAGCCAGTTGATGTAGTCGTCCCCCTCGGCAGTGGCGCGGATTCGGCAGTCGTAGCTGTTTGTGTATGACGTGGCGTACTGGAAAATGACCGTGCCGAGAATCAGGAACTCAGGCATTGGCAACCCGCCAGTGTAGATGTCGCTGATCTCCTGCTCTGCCCCAGTCTGCGCCTCACCGATGGTGTTGTACTGAGCTTCACCGAGCAACGCCACTATCTTGTGGGCGTCCCGGTAGTCGTTGGTTGCGATAATGTGCATCAGGAAGAACTTGGTGTTTGCGATCGACGACAGCCCCCAGTTTGGGGCTGAGTATGAGTTGTACTGCGGAACTCCTGTGTCGAAGTATATGGGTGCTGTGGTTGCGGCCTTCTTTCTCCACACCGGGGTAGCGCCGGTCTTATAGATGATAGGGATCTCCGCAGGGGCCGCCGCACCTGGGAACTGGTGGTGGATGTCCTCATCATCAAACTCGCCTGACGCCACACTCAGCTCGGCGTGGGCGTCGAGCGCACCACTCGCATCCGAAAGAATGTCCCCAAGCGTCAGGCCGCTGCTGTGCGTCGTTCCGAACGCCTCGTGCAAATAGTAATGCACGTCAGGGTCCATGAGCCCGTGGCGCTCATCACCAACGAGCACGGCAGTGTTGTTGTCTGCATCCCAGTAGACGATGGCGACAAGCGCGCTGCCTTGGATGAGTGTCTCCAGTGTAGCTACCTGAGTAGCTACTAGATCGCCATCTGAATCGTAGTAGATGTACCACATCCCCTCGGTGTCGGTGATCGTTACAAAGTCTCCGGTAGAAACGAACTTGATTCCATCAACCCAAAACGAGAAGTCGGTCCCCGTTGGGTTGATCTCCAGTTTGAGTGTTCCGTCTGTCCACGTCAGCTCCGAATCATCCCTGTCCTCGAATCCAACTGTCCTCGAAGACCACGGACCAACGCCGACCTCATACCACTTCGGGTCTCCAGCGGAGTCGGCACCGTCTACAAAGAACCGCGCCTGCTCAGTTGTCACGTTGTAGTCCACATGCTGGACCCCACTCTCCGTTGCTGCCGGCATGGTCGCGGTGCCTCCGGTGATCTGGGTGCCGTCTCCAGTCTCCGTGTCAGCGTCGGTGCTGACGGTACTCCTGTGGTAGCTCAGGATCCTAAGCACCTCAGCGAGCCTGGCCTGACTCTGATTGAGAATGGTATGGAGTTGCCTAATGTACCTCACACAGTCGTCCGCGTTCACTGGGGGGTGTGGCAGCGACAGCACTGATGGGATGGCTGTGTCGGGGTATCGCTCGGCGGCTAGCTGTGACGCGGTCGTCATCTGTTCCCCCTTCTAGAGTACAACCCCGTAGCGCCGCCCCAATGAAACACCTCGGTGACCTCACCAGACATCTCGAACCTGTGTCTCCTCCCGGTCTGCCTGTATGACGTCTTGGCCCTACCGGTGTTATACAGCGGAGACGATTGACGCCTCGTGCTCGCTGGCCTTCCCTGCTCAGACACAAGAGTCCAATAGAGCAGGTTCTCACCAGGCGGCGGATTCAGTGTTACCGCCCACATGATCAGGTGATGCATCTCGTGAAACGTGTCGTACGTATACAGGTCATCAAAGTCGTACCACCCCGTATGCATTTCAACGTCGATCGGCACCGTGGCATCATGTGCTGCGCTCCAGTCCTGTAGATAAATAGACGTGTTGCCCCTCATGAGGAGGAACTTCCATCTCTGGGACTCGAAGTCTCCGTACGCGACCTCAGCGAGATCCCCGTAAGACGGGCCGATGTCCTCGTCGAAGTCGCCATACACAAGGTCGATGTCGATCACGGCGTGCAAGGACGCCATCATGTCCCAGCTTTCTGGGTACCTGAATGTCCAGAACGGCCAACTCTGCCCCTGGTCAATGCTCAGCACGATTCCACTGGACATACCCCCGGCGATTGTCGGGAAAAAAATCCAAAGCAGGTTACGTTGTGTATCGACCGTGGCGTGAGCCCACTCAAGCCTGTCCTGGTCGATTGAGTTGTAGATGGCGTGTCGAATGTTGCGCCCTGCGTCAACGGGGACAGCACCATCGTAGATATAAACGCCCCCATCTCGACCCAACCAGCAAAGACGGCCATCGGGAAGGTACACCACGCTTGCGTCAGAGCATGGACCTACGACACCGGCCTTGACAAGTTCAAACCGCATGGGGGCGGAAACGCCCATGAACTCAGCTTGTGATATGCCATGATAGATAGCGTCCTCCTTGAGGATGGCGATCGTAATGGCATTCAGCTCACGCATGGCGACAATGTCGCCGCTCGTGTCGGTGAGTCTGTATTCCACGTCGTAACCGTTATCGAAGTCCTGTGGGTCCGAAAGGTATACCGAGCTGCCACGACCAAGAACGAGTCTGTTGTTGGCGATAGCCATGGCGTCGGCAATTGGTGCCTGTGCCTCTCCGACTCCAATCTCAAGGTCTTCGTCCTCGTCGCCTATCGGCCTGAACTCGGCCAGCGTTTCCTTCCAGGCGCACGGCGGTAGCTGCCCGTTCGTCGCGAGCACGTACTTTGAGCTGCCCTTCTCCATGACGCGGAACACCCAGTGGTTGGTGTCGGCGTCCCCGTCAATCTCGTCCGGCGTCACGGTCACCCAGTTGTACGGTGTCAGGTCCTCCCAGGCGTCACTTGCAAGGTTGAAATGCAGGAGGCGTGCCGTTGTCCCGCAGAAGATCGCGCTGGGCTCTGTCGAGAGATCCCCCTGGAACAGGCTCAAGGCGGTGCCGAGTGCCGTGTCGCCCTCTACCCCGTCAGCAATTTGACCGTTGATGAACCACGCCTCGTTCAGCCCAGCTTGATTTGTTGATTCCAAAAAGAAGTAGTTAGACCCGTCACCGTAGGACAGCATGTTGTAGATTCTCGTGCTGTCACTGGGGAAGTCCTCGAATTCAAGCCACGTGGTCCTGGTGTCGTCAGACCTCTTGTTCTTGATCCCAACCATGCAGTCGCTCGTGCCCTCGTAGCACCACATCCTGAAGTGCGCGTCGTGATCTCTGTCAGCGAGGAACGTGAGGTCGTCTTCGTTGATGTGGTCTGAGCTGAGGTAAAACGAAGCAAGTGTGTTGGACGTAAGCCCAGTCGCAAACGGGTTTGGCACAAAATCAAACGACCACAGCCGGTAGAACCACCGGTCGGACGTGTAGGTAAGTGCCGGAGTTTCATTCAGCGGGTCTCCTGGCGATGCCACAGTCCCAGACCACTGCATGTAGAGGAACTTCGGTGAGGTAGATCTGGGGTCAACAACGTTGGCGTATGGGAACGACCCGGCCCTTGAACATCCGATGAGCTTCATCTTGACTGGGTTTGCGGCTGTTGGCCCGAACGACAGGCTGGTGACGTCAGTGGCAATCGACGCATCGACAAGACAGTTGAGCTTCGCACTTCGACCCCAGCGACCCCAGCACTGCCACCACACGACGTCATGCACGTCGTCGTAAAATACCGGGTCTGCGAAGTGAACAGACGCTGGTTGAGCCGGGTTCCTGTAGTCACCGAGTTCAGTGAATGTGAGCGTGTCAACGAACGTGCTCGTGTCTGCGATCCACAGCGAGTCCGCCTCCCACGCCAGGATGGTGCTGGTCCCGTGGAGCGCCAGTAGCTTTACGACAGTTCCTGGGCCATTCACCGTTGCGGCTGACCATGTCAGGCCGTGGTCGTCCGAGTAGAACCAGTCTCCGGCGGAGTCCTGAAAAATGAGGAACCCCTCCTCAAACGCAGAGAAGCACGAATGCCCGCTGGCGAGCAGCTTCCAGTTGTTGATCAGGTTGCCGATGTCTTCTCGATTGAGTCCAGGTCTTGGGCGCACCGTCCCGTCGTATACGAGGATGTTCTTGCCGCGCCGCATCTGGCTTGGGGTGTGAACGAGGTCATTGATGTCAGCTCTGACCCCCTCGGTGGGGACGAGGATATTGGCGCGCTCCATTGTCAGACCCTGTAGATGAACACTTCAGTGTATGACCAACCGTTGTTGCCGATGTTTATTCCCGACGTAATCCCGGCGATGTTGGGGAGCTTCGCTTGAATCTTGATGATTGGTTGTGTGTTTACGGTGTTGACCAACACGCAGGTGAATGATGTCTTGACGTGGTGATGAGCAATCCACGTCGGTACTGGAATCGTTATTGGCGGGGTTAGCGGGAGACTCATGGTGCCTTGAGCTACAGGAACCGAAACCATGGAGTCTGCCTGGAGGATGTAGAAGTCTGGTCCGGTAACGGTACCAGCATTGACAACCTGCATCGAGATCCCAGTCCCGACAACATTTTTAAGGTAGAGGCTCAGCTCGATCTTGTAAACGCCGATGCGGTCTTTGGGGAGGTATATCTCAGCGGTGTTGTTTGCGATCAGCATCGACGAGGTAAACTCGCCCGCGTAGTTTGTCCAGTTGTTGCCTGACCCAGTAACGCCCCACCTCCACGTAAGATCCTGCCAGTTCGAGGTGCTGAGGAGATTGAAATCGGTGCCGTAGAGCTGGGCGAGGGCCATCGGTGGATGGACGGCTTTCGCTTTCCTGTTGGGAGAAATTATGGATCCCTGGTTGACCAATTCCAGACGACTGCCCTCTTGGGACGCAGTAATGGGATCAGACACCCCAGCGACGTCGGTCAGTTCAGCGAGCTTCTCCGCGCCGGAACCAGGAGCCTGCGTGACCCATGTCGTGCCGGTCCCAAGTGAGTTAACGCGCAGGAACGAGTCTGGATTCCCAAAGTAGTCCTCGACATCTTCGAGGTCCTTGATGTACTCAACCCCGCTGACGGCAGGAGACTCAACAAGCTCAAGGTGCCCTCCGAGCGGGTCTGCTCCGTCCTCCACAACCTGAATGATGTACCCGTCTTTGTCTACGTAGTCCGACCCGATGTCAACGTCGTTGAGCCCGAGGAACGTCTCCGAGGAACTAGAAAGGCTCGCAATCTTGTCCCACTCTTCGTCCCCTGAGTCCCACGAGTACAGATTCAGTTCACTGCCGACGCAGCACAGCTTGTACCTGTCACCGGCCGAGGACTCAAACTCGACGCCGGCCGCGACCTCGGGGTCAGCAGAGCTAGCCAAGAACCGAAGAATCCCGGCGATAGTGCCGTCGGTGTTCACGTACCCCAGCCCCGAATCACTAACCCCGGCGTCGTTTTGGTGCCTACCGAAGATGGGATTCACGAAAGTCACGTCCGTGTCGCACCCCAAGATGGCGGCTATGTCTTCCTCCAGCGCCCTGTCCCAGTTGTCGGTCTGGCCGATCTTGGTGGCGTTGCTCGTCCTACTCGTACTCAGAATTCCCATTTATACCTCCGACATCGAGATCGGACCATCGGCCCTCCCGGCGTCCATGACGTTGATCGACTCAATGTGCATCGAGAATAGCTTCTCGTACACGGGCACCCTCTGCTCGTCCTCGAGCCACACGCACGCAATCTGCGCCGCCTGGTAGATGCAGGCGTACGGTGCCGTGTTCATCCAGAGGTTTTCCCCAGTACCCAGGTACTGTGGTACGGCGTCAAAAATCACACGAACGAAGATAGCGTCCTCCGTGACGGGTCTTATCTTGATGGTGTTGTTCATCGAGGCCCAGGCCAACGGCTCTCCGGGCTCAATGGAGTTGTACTTCTGAAGAAGGTCATCGTAAACCGGAGCTGGGAACAGTCGTATCCAATCAGACTGAGCCCTGTTGGACGGGTTTGGTTCATTGATGGCACTACTGAAATCAGTACAGTAGAACAGCGCCCTCACCCGCTCGGCGGTGACAGGATACGTGTAGACTGTAGATAGGCTGGATAAGTTGAACCCCTCCTGCTCAGCGTTGAGCTGAACGTACCCCTCGTGCTCTGAGAGCCTCGTTTCGTACATTCGAGCAAACAGCAGCATCGCCTCATTGATGTGCTGGATGGCGGTTAAAAAAGGGTACCTGTTCTCATCCACTTCCAGCGTGCCTTGTAGAATCCGCGCGGCTTCTTCGATAAACATCTACTCCCCCAGCTTGACCAGCTCCTCGACCAAGTCTACAGTCTTCTTGTGGAACAGTGCAATGCCCCGGTCATTGGCCAGCGCACGCAGGTCGTTCCACTTCAGCCCCTCCACGTGCTCCCTCCAGGTGGGTGCATCTGACCCCGCGTCCTCTTGAGGTTTCTGGGATTGCTTGACCTCGGTGATGAGGCCAGCGTGGAACCGGGGATGGTTCTCGATGCGCTGCTGAAGCTGGCGGTTCGCGGTGAAGAACACGCCGCCGTGCCAATTTGGAATTCCAGCGATCCTGCCGCTGAATTTTCCGAAGTACTGTTTCATTTCCACGATATTCCCCTTCCAAAGACCTGGGGGCCGTAGCCCCCAGGTCAGTCTTGGTGTCAGTCTTCACTGACCTCTGTTGGTGTTTCAATGAGCTTGATGAGTGTCTCAAGCTCCTCCAGTCTGCCGGCGACGAACCCCAGTGAGTGAATCGCCTGCACCTCGTCTGTCTTGAGTTGATCGCGACGTTCCAACAGTTGCTCGAGCAGATCCATCTCTAGCTCCTGTTCGTTGCAGCGTTGGTGCACATGACGTAGTACGCCGTCCCAGCGCTGTCAAGAATTCGGATTGAGTGGGTCATGACCTGCGTGTCGTGAGCCGCGAAGATTGTGCCGTTCCCAGCAGCGGACGGCAGCACCAGCAAGTTCGACAGTGCGACAGATCCGCTGTTGGTGAACCTGATGAAGCCATGGATGCTCGGCATAGTGTTGTTGGCACCGATGTCCGAGTCGGCGTTGATCGCAGCCAGAGCGCCAGACAGCGTCCTGCTTGCGGCAGCAGCTCCGATGGTGGCCCTGAGACCAGCGCCAGCGCCAGTGACAGTTGCTCCGGCGTCCACACTCAACGTGGAGTGCACGCCGCACGCGTACGCGTATCCGGTTCCGCTGACCTTGGCCCACGCTCGGATGCAGTCACCGTAGCCGGCCCCAGCGGTGACGCCGGCCAGGTTGAGCCTGGCGTAGATGGTTCTGTTGTCTCCGCTTGTGGCTGTTGATTTGTGGTAGAGAGCGATGAACTTCTGATTCGCGGTTGAATTTTCGATCTCGCTCAAGGAACTCCCATAATCAACACCACCGAACTGAGAGTTGGTGTTCCGCACTTTCATGCGTCCGTTATCGAATCTATATCTGATTCCCATTACAAGTCCCCCCAAGGGAAGCCGGGGAGGGGTAAGCCTCCCCGGCGTGATTATGGCGCTCGTTCCTAGGCCAGCGCCGCCAGCCCTGTCCACACACTGTGGACCTCAGGGAGTGCCATCCGAAGACCGCACTCGGTCATGAAGTAGCCCTTGCGAGCGTCTTCGTCGGGAAGCTGGACGTTGTCCTTCCACGCGGTGTCCCTGCCCTTCATGTAGACGTACTCGACGTACTTGGTGTCTACAATCAGAACGTCCTGGGTCTGCACAGCCGACTCGGCGAGCAGCTTGTGGGGAACGATGTTCAACACACCGAACGGGCACCGGAGCTGGAACACCTCGAGACCGTAGGTCTGCTTTTTGGGCAGGGCCTCTGCGTTCCAGTTCCAGGTCGAGTTGTTGCGGACCATCTTGTTGAGCACGTTCAGGGCACGGTAGCCGGTGATCCCGGCCTTCTCCTTCGACCCGTAGGTGAAGGAAGATTCCATCTCGTCCTCGACAGTGTCGATGTCCACGCCAGCGCTGAAGTCCACGGACCCATGCGCCTGCTCGACAAAATAGCGGAAGCCACCGGTCGTCCGAGAGTACTCGGAACCGTCTCCAGAGAGCACGGCGATCGAGGTGGTTTCCTCGGGCACGCCATTCAGAAGAGCCCACTCGAGCTTCATCATGTGGCGCTCAAGGCACTCGCCCTTGAACTGCGGCCAGGGCTTGTACGGCCTGGTCTTCATCTGCTCGGCGGTGCCGGTGATCTTCACCGCATCCTTGAAGATGCCGGTGTAGTTCGACACGACCGAGGCTCGCTTGGTCAGAGAGAGCGGAGACTGCGACCCCTCCTGGTAGACCGAACCGGCCCACCGGAGCACGGCCCCGGAGAGGATGGTTCCGAACACCGGAGTGGTGCTCGAAGGACCGTCCACGTTGGTTCCGCCCCAGTAGCGATACACGGTGATGGTGTCGGCATCGGTGATGGTCTTCACCACGACCAGCTCTGGGCCGGCTATGTTGGCGGTGTCGGTCGGGTTGCCAGTCTTGGACGCGGCGCTTCCGAACAGGCAGTCGTCGATGTCCTCAACTCGCAGGATGTCTCCGGGCTTGAACGAGTACGCCGGCTCAGTTCCCTCGTCGGCGTACGCGGCCCCATCGCCAGACTGGAACAGCTCGACGGTATCGACCTCAAGAAGGGCGGTACCGGCGGCAAGCTCAGTCTGCACGATGCAGGTCTGCTTGGGAAGTCTCCACTCGAAGAGCTTGAACTCGGGGTCATCGACGCTCGAGGTCGGCAGCTTCGAGAGGATATAGGTGAACGGCGAGGGGCTGTCAGGAAACAGCTCAAACGCCGCCTGTCGGTAGTTCTTCGGGCGATAGTCGGGGTGACTCCAGTTTCCGGTCCCTTCCATCCCGAAGTAGGTTGTTTCTGCGGCGGGCATTTTTCAAATCCTCCAGTTTTTTTCACACTGGAGGAACCAAGCCTAACGTCCAAAGGCAGCAGCCCGTGACTTGATCAGCTCGTCTTTCAGTTGCTCAAACTCGTTCACCGGTTCGTTGGATTTCGGGGTCCTGGCGTTACCACCGGAAGGTGCAGCCATCCTGGCGCGGGTTCGGTCTGCCGGTGCGGCAGGTGCCGTTCGCACACCAGGGTTGGCAGCGCGGTACGCGGCGTACGCGCCACTGAGGTTCTCTGGCCTGGCCAGCTCTTCCTCAATGTTCATCTTCTTCCACGGCTGTGGGTTGTTGGCGTCTTTCATCCAGTCGATGAACGCCGTCCGCTCCCCAGGGTCTCTAAGTGACGCGTACAGATCATTGGAGGCAAGTCGCTCCATGGAGCTGTTCAGCGCCGCCATCCCTCTCTCGTACGCCGTGGTGTTCTGCTGTGTCCCCGCCCAGTCCTTCATCTCCTCGACGGCCTTGACCAGCCCCGCTCCGACCATTCGCATGGTCTCGAGCTGGTGTGCCACGTGTCCGACAAAGCGTGGGTACGCCTCAACAATGTCCGGCTCAAACGAGCCAGCATCTGCGAGCTTCTTCAGGGCAGGCACGTACGTTCGCTCTATCTCGTCGCCGAACGTGCGAGGGTCGATGGGCTCAGGCGGCTTCTCTTTTGGAGTGAGGTCCTGCCGCGTCTGCGCCAGCTCGCGCTTCAGCTCGTTGTAGAGCTTGGTGTTGTGCATTTCCTGATGGTCACGGGTGATGACCTTGTCGATCAGACCCGCTTCCTCCAACTGCGCGGCGGTTACTTTCTGACCACGCAGTGAGCCGTACACCTCGCTGTCTGGCACGGTGTACAGCCTGACCTGGGGACCTGTCTCCTCGGCCGGTGGAGTGTCTTCCTCGGCAACGACGGGCTCAGCCTCCTCGGCAGCTTCCTCCAGAGTCTTGCCGTCTTCGGTCTCTTCAACGGGTGTGACCTCGTCCGACTCCTCTGGTTCATTCTGCTGGGGCTTCTCACCGCCTACCGAGTCGAGAAACTTCTCGACCTCGTCGGCTTGATCCTGTCCAGTCTCGTCATCGGGCATTTTGCCCTCCCATTGTGATCCCGCTCACCGCGTGCAGGTCGTCACAGCTCGTCCATGGACTCGGGTGGGCCACCATGGCTCCCGTCATCCAGCGGTTGGAAAGTTGCGTTCAGATCATCTCTGCGCTCTTCATACTTATCTACGAACTCAATGTCTGTCAAGACTTTTTCTAGTTTTGCTTGTAGAGCACCTAGAATAAAGGCAGCCACGTGAGGTTCATCTTCGCGCGGGTTGTAGGCCAGTGCGTTCCCTAGCTTGTCGGCAATCCCACGAAGCAGGCCCCGTACGTACGTTGGGTCTGACATGTTCTGTATGGCCTCACGGTACGTGTCCCCGTACTTACTCAGCCACGCCTGCTCCTCCTCAATGTATCGCTCTCGGTCGTCCATTAAGCCCCTCCCATCGGGACAAGGTTGCCTGCTTGGACACCAGCCTGAATCTGCTCAGGACCCATGACCTGGGCCTGAGTGCTGCCTGCGACAATCGGAGGCTGCGCGGGCCGGGTCTGGAAGTAGAACTGGTCGAAGTAGTCTACGCCCAGTGCGCGGACCAGCTCATTGAAGATCGCGTGCGGGTTGAGCGCTCGCCCGTCCGGCATGGGGTTCATGAGCTGCGGTGCGGTCGAAAGCACCTGCATGATGTTCCCCCACGTTGCTGCCTGGCGCGCTGGGTCCTTGGCCATTGTGGGCGTACGGATCATGTACTCGTACTCGCCCTGGAGGTCCATCCCACGGATGGCCTCAAACGGAGCACCCATTCCCATGTTCCCCCCGAGCTGCTCGACCAGGCGTCCGGTGAGCATGACCATCTGCTCCACGTCAGCGAACTCCTTGATGTTGTCCACGGCCGCGATCATCGCCGGCCCGATGAGCTGACCGTCCACAAGCTGTGCTGTGGTGCCAATTCTGAGTTGCGCGGCGTTCGATAGGTTCTCGATCTCGCCCAGCGTGCGCTTGGTCGGGAGCGGCATACCCGCGACGCTGTCCGGGGTGGCCGCCAACCTCTGTGCGGTCTGGACGATCATGGTGTGGGTGTCCAGGTGCTGCGCGGTGACGTTCGTCATGTTGAGCTGGGCGTACATCTGGTTGATGCCCAACCGCCCGGTCTTGTGTAGGATCTTGCCTTCCCTCGTCAGTCGGATCATCCGGCCCGGCGATGGGTTCGCAAGGTCCGACTTGTTGATCAGGTCATCGTTGATGACCATTTGGTCGTTGACGGTCTTTTTGGTGTTGGCCACGTGCGAGTTGATGATCCAGTTGTCAAATCTCTGGAGCCCCAACAGCAACTGCCCAGTGCTCGGCACCCACGGTGAGTGCATGTCGAGATCGCCGTGCGCCGTGAAGTACGTAAACTGCTTCCCGCCGGCCTGTTCCAGCCTGTGCGCGCGAACAATCACGTCCTCGTTGACCACGCTGAACTGCCAGATCTCCTGCTCAGTGGCATGGCTGAGCCCAAACTCCGATGGGATGAGTCTCCACTGGATGTTGGCCATCTCCAGCAGAGGGTACTGGTCGGTGGACTTGTAGCCGTAGGTCCCCTCCATCCACCTGCCGTCGTCCTTCCTCCGGTTGTGGTCCCTGGTGGCCAGCTTCCTAGCAGCGTCTACGTTGATGTACGGACCCTGCTTGCGTTCCATGCGCGCCGAGTCCAGCTCCAACCACGACACGTACGCCACGTCGCCGATGTACTCCATGTTGTACCACTGCGCGCTCGGCACCGCTGGATCGAGGATCATGTTTCTCGGGTCCACCGTCTCAATTCGGTTGCCCTGGGTGCGAACTTGCTCAATGGGCTCCTCTGGGTCGATCCCGCGCATCACGATTTCCTGCGGATCGTACACCTGCCACGCCGGCACGATCTCGTACTCCTCGCGCCACCCGAGCTTCCACATGCAGATCCCGTAGCGCTCCACGTCGTACAGCGCTTGCCACACGTGCTGGTCGATCCTGGAGTCGCGGCAGTCCTTGTTTAGGCGTGCCTCCATTAGGCGCGACTTCCTGAACCCATCCGACGAGTAGCTCTCGAGGTGCGCGAATGGGTCGGTGGAGGACAGGACGCTGTGGTTGTGAGCGAGGCGGGTCTGGATGATGTGATAGATCAGCGGGACCGCCACCTGGCCCTTGAACGGCATCTCCTTCTTGTCGTAGTCCTTGGACTTGTCACCGCGTGTGGCCGGCGCAGACAGATCGAGGTACAGTCGGTTGTACTTGTCCACCTCATCCCAGTCGTCGTAGCGCTGGCGGATATGCTTGTCGGCATCACGAATGATGTCCTGGAGTGAACTCAGCAGCTTGGAGTGCAGGCCGTTGGGGTTGTCCGGGTCCAGGCGGATGTGAAGCGGAGCATCACTCCCCGTCTCCAGACCACTTTCTCTGATGACGGGGTTCTGTGTTTCTTGTTCAAAATCCATGTTTGCTCCTTTATTATCACGGGGCGGTATCGAGCCAGAGTTCTGAAATGTCGTCCCACTTACAATTACCTTGTGCGGTCGTTGCCGAAGATAAAAGTCTTAGGTTGACACCAACCGGGAGGGCCTCTGTTTCTTCCTGTGTCCACGCCTCCGGCTCATCTCCGATGTCGCCGGTCCACACTTTGCACTTGACGGTTTCGTTCTCCCAGTCACACCGGAGTCGCCACCAAACCCAAGTGTTATTGGGCGGCGATCCCCAAATGGTGTCGAAGTGAAGCGTTCCACCCGTCACCATCGCAAGCTCATATCCGATTCCGCTACCTCCCGCCGCCGGGGTCTGAGTGCACATGATGCGATTCGTCAGCGTCCCGTCCGTGATCCAGACCCCGACCGCGTAGTCGCCGTTATTGTTGAGCATCCTAAAATACCAGTCACCGACGCCGTCCGAAAATGTGTGACCGCCGTCGAATGATGCTGCTCTACCGCCGCCGCCCCCGGCTCTCATGTCTCCAACGTAGGGATTTCCTGAATTTCCGGGGATGTTCTCAACGAGAATATCGGACGAAACGCCCCAGGCGGCCAAGTCCCAGTCCGACCAGTTGGCGTCATCTTTGAGCCATGATCCATTGGCGATATCGTTGAAATTCTCTGAGCTAGATTCCGAAGGTGGACCCTCGTCCCCACCGCCCTGGCGCAGAGCCGTGGTGACCCACGGACTTGGTGGTATGAAGTACCCGCCCGCTCTCATGATCACGACCGGAAGTCGCGGAAATAACCAGTGACCACGCACGCAGCGCCGCTCTGCGGGGTGTCGCTAATGGGCACGATGTAGCGCCACATTGCGAACTTCGATGGGTCAAAACTCTGCTTGCGGTAGGTCGAGCAATCAATCTCCACGAGCGTCCCCTCCCACGAAAGTCCGTCATCAGCCAGCGTAAGCCCGTCTGTGACCTCGGCCAGCGTGTTCGCAACACCGAAGCGCAGGTTTGTGCCGTCGAACTCGGTGTCCACCTCGAGCGCGCAGAAGTCATGCGCCTGCTTGTCGAGGGCGCTCGCAGCAACCGTCTGGCCGTCCGCGATCGTGGCGGTCTGAGTCCTCACCTGTGTCTTCCTTACCGCCTTGCTTTCCGGGTATCCAGTCTCGCTCATCTTGTCCTCCTACAACTCTAAACCGAAAAGCCCATCTGGATTTGGCTCCTCGCCTTTCAACCGCTTCATCCATGCTCTCCTACGAGCGTCTTCGCGTGGAAGCTCGACAAAGTTGTCGTCCTCCCTGGAGATATACACGGATGAAATCGGTGAGTCAATACTCGCCCAATACCGCAGCGCGTCGGTCGCGTGCGTCAGTGTGCTGCGCTCGTCGTTCAAGTCGTCGATCTTCAGTAGGTTGGTGCCCTTCGCGTCCCACTCAACGAACGCGAAGTCACGGATGATCATGTCGCAGCTCTCGTCGATCATCAGCGGCTCCCATTCTCCGGTGCCGCGGAGCACAGCGTTCATCGAGTTGACGCTGGACCTCACAAGCGGATTCGTTTTGGGGACGCAGAGGTCGATGTGCGACGGGTATCCTCTAAACGCTTCCAGTACCGCGTCGAAGGAGTTTTGACCAGTCTGGGCAGCCAGACCAAGGCCAGAAGCGTCACCGAATATCTGAACACCTCCAGAGTGATTCGGAAACGCGAGCCTGAACTCCTGGACCATTTTTGGGATTGATGTTCTCCCAACCTGTACGATCTCCGTAAGAACACGAGGGGTTCTCCCGTTGACCTGTATAACAGGCCAGACCATACATCGGGCGTTGAAGTCAACGGCGAGCTTGATCGGAAGTCGGTCACGGTATTCCTCCATCATGTTGGGCCGGACGTGCAGGTTCCGGTGGAAGTCTTCGTAGGCCGGCGCGTTGACCCAGTCCACGAACTCACCCATCAGCTCCTGTTCCTTCCACGCCCCCTTGTACTTGCTCTCCAGGGAGTCGAGGAAGTACTTCGGAAGGAAGATGTTCGAGTGCGACGAGCACTGGGTCAGCGCGTAGTCTTCCCTCTTTTCCCCGACGAACAGTCGGTGCACCCAGTTCATGCCCTTCGGCGTGGTCGTGCACCAGGCGCGGCCTGGGTCAAGCCTGAGCCGACCGAGCATGATGTCCCACACCAGCTCCGGCATCATGGCCGCCTCGTCTAAGAAAAACCACCCCAGGTTCGGGCCGCGCAGCTTCTCGGGGTCGTCGCCGGACCGGAAGATGATGTCGGTGCCGTGCACCGTAGTCAACCGCATCTCGCTCTTGCTCCAGTTCTCGATGATGCCGGCTCTGTCAAAGATCTTCATCAGCGTGTCGAGCGTCGCGTCCATCAGCATCCGGTACGTCGGAGCGATGACCGCACCGCGAGTTCCCTCGGGTTGACGCAGGATCTCCAACACCCCAGCGTAGGTCTTGCCGGACCCCACCCCGCCGACGAACGCCCTGTAGCGAGCGTCCCGCAGCCAAAACTCAGTCTGTGGGACCGTCCCCTCGACCTTCAGGCGTACCTCGCTCATTGTGGGTTCGCGTCCGGCATCTGGGCCAACGCCATGTACTGGTTCCACTCCGCCACGATGCCCTGCATCTCGTCCTCCGTCACACAGTCACAGTAGTACCGCGCGTCGCCGATGGTCTTGATCGCGATGCGACCAGGGGTGGGCATATCACGCCCACACTTGGCGCAGCGCACCGGCCCCGTGTTGGAAATAAGCAGGAACGGCTCTTCAGTCATCCATCGCCTCCGCGAGCTTCGGGTCTTCCATCCCCCTGATGTCCCGCAGGTCGTTGACCGTGCCTGGTTTCGGCGTCCACCCGTAGCCCTTGAAGTGTACCGGGGCGCTCCCGATGATCTCAACCTTGGTGGCGCGGCTCCCACACTCGGGGCACGCCGGCCGAATCGGTAGGTCCCTGATGAACTGCCGCCAGACCTCCCAGTGGTGGCTGCATCGTTTACAGGTGCGTTCTTGAATCGCCATCAGACGTCCAACCCCCACTCGTCCAGCTCACGGATGATCATGTCGCGCATCCACGTCAGCACCGCCTCGCCACCATCGCTGTTGTCGTTGTATTTCAGCTCGCCGCGTATCGACTCCAGCGCCGATCGCACCACCGACTTGTACTTCCACACGTTGGCCGCGTCCTCGAACGCCCCGGCTTCCTCCGGCAGCTCAAACTCAAGTTTAGCTTTCATCGTGCGTCCTTTCGTCGAGGGGCAGGTCCTCGCTGTAGGTGGTGGTGACGTCGCGCCACACGTGCAGCCTGAATCTGACCCTGAGGGTGGTCTTCTCGGCTTCACGGTCAATGTCCATTGATTTGATTTTCTTCCACATGTCGTTCGACCCGTGGTAGATGAGCTTCCAGTAGTACCGCTCGGTGCTACCAGCAGTGACCATCTCCTGACCCCACTTAGGGTTCATGTGAGTGCGTTCATGTATTTCCTCGACGAGGACCTGCGCCACGTTAAAAAAGAACCGCTCGTGCGCGTCTCGGTCAGCCGCTGTCTTGGCGTTTGGGGACATTTGGGCGAGGGCCTCGGTGGACACGAGCCACTCACACTTCACCTCGCGCGCGGTGCCATAGTGGTCCGTCAGTCGCTTCTCGTCGCTCCCGTCATCCAGCGCGTAGAACAGCTTATGCGGCCCCCTGTCGTACGGCTCTGGGTCCATGTGAGCGTACACCCCGTCGTACGGGAAGACCCGCTGCCCGATGAGGGCGAGCTGCACCCACTCGCTCATGGCGTGAGCCCGCGCCCAGTGCTGCTGTCTCTCTGTGAGCCTCATCGTGCGTTCCGAATCCTGTGGGCGAGCTTCGGGTCGATGGGCACCGGCTGGTCGAGGGGTGCGTTGAGGGCCTGCGCGCGCTGCTGCCTGAGCTGCTGCGCCACCACGTCCACCGCGCCCGCCGACTTGAACCGATGAAGGAAGTCACCGTAGCCGAGGGCATGCAGACACTCGGGGCAGATCATCGCCCCAAGCACCTCGCGCGGCTGCCCGTTGGAGCTGAACAGCTTGATCTCCAGGATTTCCATTTCCTCGGCCCGTGCGGTCTTGCACAGGTCACACTCCGCAATCATTCCCATGCTGAGTCCTTTCGTTGTGAGGCTGCCGGACATCGGCGTGCCTCGTGCGGAGAGATTGTGGATCAAAGCAACTCCACATGTCAAGAAGGCCTTTTTTACTAGATTCTACGTATACCCGCCATTGCCTACATCATCGCCCCCCGCGACGACGCACCCCCCTCCCCCGGTGCCCCGCCGCCTGGCACGCCGCGCCCCTGCGCTAAGTGCCTGGCAGTAGGGGGCTTAGGGCGCGATGGGCAGGGCAGCAGGGCAGCAGGGCAGCACAGGCCCACGGCGGCCAGGTCAACAGGTGTTGACCTTCTTGGTTCTCTGAGTAGACCGAGGTTGACCCCCCGATCCACAGCTCCGGGGATACTGGGAGTATGGGAACCCATGAGGTAGGTTTTGCCTCTAGTCAGGGTTCGGTTCCCCTAGGACTTCTGCGTCCATTACCATTTCAGGCCGATCACGTGGTGGAAGCAGCTCCACGACGACGCGAACCTCGGCCCGCTGTGGGCGATCCGCGTTCTGCACCGCGTCGCGGTACTTGCCTCGGTGGGCCTTCAGGTAGAAGAACCTCGCGATGGTGTTGGCGGAGCTGGGATCGAGGCATTGCCGCATCAGCACGGCCTCGATGTCGTCCACCCACGCCTCCATGATCTCAGCCCAGCGCCACGCGAACTCGGGGTCGCGCTTCCGTGCAGCGTGTGCCGTCATGCGCGAGATGCCCACACGCCGGCACGCCGTGGCGATGTTGCCGTGCTCAATCAGCGCCGCCAGGAAGTCATCCTTCTCGTCAGAGGTAAATCCATCGAGCTGTGCCAGCACCTTCGTGCGGACGATCTCGGCCACCTCACCATCGATCATCATGTCGCGCTTGGCGCACTCCAACGACCGTGCCTTGCTCGACGCCTCAATGTCTGCCTGTCCCATGTCGTGTCCTCCGGCCTCCAGCGTAACAGACCGGTCAACCACTCATCGCCACGGTCAGACCGTGGTGATGGTTGACTCTATTGAAAGCCTATGGTAACCTGGTTGCAGTAAGGAAAGGACGTCACGATGGCTGCACACAAGGCACCACAAACAAACAACTTACCGGCCACAGTGGGCAAGGTGCCCGGTGGCCAACATCTCAACGCAGGCAAAACCAGGCTACCGCAGGTGCCTTGTGTGGAACCATCAAAGGAGGACATCATGATCGACGTGTACGAGGTTGCGAGTCCGTCAATCCCTGACCTGGACCTGGAGGAGCAGATCGCCGCCGGGTGCAACGACTGGATAGCCGAAGTCGAAGGCGGCGCGGTGTTCTTTGGCCGGACCGAGGCCGAAGCCAGGGAGCAGGCCGAGCGCTGGGAGCTGGGCCGCGAAGCCTGATCAGTCAACGACCGAACCAAGAAAGGAACAGATCATGTCCTCACTCACCTCGCACGGGATCGGCCTTGTGGAGATCATCACCCATCCTCCAGTCGGCAACGATCAGTTTCGCGTCGTCAAACTCTACCGGCGAGGGGTCAACGCTGTCATGGAAGTCATCATGGACGCTGCCACCAGCTCAATCAGGGATAGCGTGACCGCGGTGGACGACATCCGCAACGACGGTGAGTACCTCGACGCGCACTCTCTCCAGTCGCTGGTCATGGCCAGGGACGGCCGCGTGACCATATATCGCGACAGGGTAGCCAACACGCTCGACGTGGTCGGAGATACCATGACCGTCTACGCGTTCCTCAATCCCGACGCCGAGGTCCACTGGTGCTACAACACGATGGTGCCGCCATACGCCAACCTTGAGTAGGAGGTCAGCGCGGGAGGCCGGGACCACACCGGCCTCACTCGCTGCCCTTCAGGGCAAGCCAAGGAGGTCAAGATGAAGATCGAAGAGCTGGTGCTGCTTCCCGTGCGGACGTTCCGCACACAGGCCACGGACCCGGCGACCGTCGCGGAGTATGCGGCGCTCATGGCGGCCGGGACCACCTTTCCTCCGCTGACCGTCGCCGAGGTCGGCAAGTCCAAGACACAGGTGTTGATCGGCGGCGCGCACAGGCTCGCGGCGGCCGTCAAGGCGGGGCTGAAGGACATCGAGGTCACCACGGTCGCTTGCAAGAGTGCGGCCGACGCTGAGGTGGCCACGTTCGCCGACAACGCCAGCCACGGGTTGAGCCTCACGCCGGAGGACAAGCGAAAGGCGATCCTCACCATCATCCAACTCAAGCCGTTCGCCAAGCTGTCGAACGCCGCCATCGCCAAGCGCCTGGGCGTGTCCGACATGACCGTCAAGCGCTACCGAGATGCGGTCGGCACCGTCAGTCCGAAGGCCAAGATGAGCGGCCACAAGTCCAAGATCGAGCCCAAGGTGGACAAGGGCGGCAAGGTGCAAGCGCAGACCAGCGACCCGGTGGCCTGGAAGATCGCGGGGGCGAAGATGGGTGGCGGGGCGGACAAGGTCGCTGCGGCCATCGTCGCGAAGATCACCGAGGGTGTGAGCACGAAGCAGGCCGACACGTGGCGTGAGCGGGTGCAGTACGTGTACGAGGTCTGCGAGGCCCTGGAGCGCTGGATCAGCGCTCAGAGCGTCTGATGGACGTCACGTTTGCAGCATCGGGGATAGGACTGTGGGAGCTGTCCCACGCCGCCAGGCGAGAGATGAAACGGCTTCAGCGTCTGCTGGTCAGCATCGCGGAAGATGAGGCCTGCGTGCGCCGCCACATGATCCACTGTTCGGAGGAGGGGCTGCGTATGCTGGATGGGGTCGTCGCCGCGCGAGAAACGGCAGAGCATCACCTATCAGCCTGGTCAGCGCTGTATCGAGCCATCAACGGTGACGCGCGAGCTGACATCTTTCAACGACTGCTGAAGGAACTGAAAGGAGAGTGAGCCATGTACTGTGTGGAGAACTTCATGAAGGAGGTGCTGTCATGACATGCCCGAAGTGCGGGACGGACGGACCCATAGATCTTGGCATCTTTGGGAATGTTCACTACTATCGGTGCAGGCACTGCGGGTGGGGGTGGGGTGAGTGGGTCGAGGAGGAGGTGCTGTCATGACATGCCCGGTGTGCGGAGGTCAGGGGTGCAGGCTCGACTGGTACAGGGTGGGTGAGGACAATCACATTCAGCACGACGCGCGCGAGTGGTACCGCTGCCGCCAGTGTGGCTGCGACTTCATGCGTGAGGATTCGCCCGAGCCCGAGGACGAGCCCGAGGACGAGGAACGCGTGATGTGGTCCGAGCAGACCGCGCACGAGTGGCTGGAAGACGACACGGACCGCAAGGAGCGCGACGTGCGGCGCAGCCGCCACGGCAGGCCAAGCTGCATTCCGGTGTACTGAGGCCAACATCTGTTGACCTCAAAACAGGCCGCCAGGGCAACCTGGCGGCCTTTTCAGGTTAGATCAGGGCGTGTACCGAAGCGTACTCTCCCATGGCGGCCAGCAGATCCACAGCGTCCTGCTTGCACGTGGCCACGGTGCACCAGGCGAACGCCTCGGCCCACTCACCGATACGGTAGTGCTGGGCCTTGGTCAGCGTCTCACCTGGCAGCTTGCACTCGATCTGCCCCATCAGCCCGTAGGCGCAGAAGTAGATGTCCGGGTCGCCGTTGACGTGAGCGGGGCCGGGGCCGTTGACCCGAGCGACCACATCCTGCTGACTGTTCAGGTAGCGGACAATTGACGCCTGCAGGCTAGACTCCACCACCGTACAACTCCTTTGCGTTGACCTGGACAGAGCCGATGCGACCCTCGTCATAGCCATAGATGAATCCAAGACTGGCGCGTTGTTGGCCCGAGAAGGACTTCAGCTTGGCCCACTCGTTGCTGGCCACCATGCTGGGCAGGAAGCGGATGACCACTCCAAACTCAGACATCAGCGCGGAGTCGCGGTGCTGGTCAGCACAGTGCCACTCGCGGTTCCATGTGTCGGCCCAGTCCTGTGGTCTCTCGTTTGCCATGAGGCTGGCCAGTCTGTTGGCTTTGATGGAGTGGCCGTGCTCGTAGCCGATCAGGTTGCAGCCATACCTCGCGAAGACATACGGCGAACCCTGGCAGTCCACGGTGACGTTCTCGTCACGGCTGAAGTACCTGTCGATGATGCGGCCAAGAGCGAACTCACTCTGTCGGCCATGGTTGCCAGGCACCACCGGCACATGCACAGGGGCGATGCGAGAGAGGCCCTCGATGGTCTCAAGCAGCAGCTCCTCGACCTGGAGGAACGTGTGGTGCCACGAGTCCATCTCCGGTTGGCCGGTGCCAGCCGTGGTGCTGTGCCAAATGTTGTCGGCGTGCATCAGGTCGTTGCCCATGGTGAAGATAATGTTGTCGAATCCATAGGGCTGTGCTCGTTCGAGTAGTAGCTGGATGCCACGGTGCCACAGGTCTTGTGCCAGGTCGAAGTCGTAGTTGTCGCGAGACATCGGCGTGAACGCACGTAGACCAAAGTGTGGGTCAGCAACACTGATCTCCAGCGCTCTCCTGCCTCCCTTGAGTGGGGCGTAGGCGTACTGACGTGGCTTGATCGGGCCACTGTTGGCCAGCTCTTCGAGCAGCTCCTCGATGCCGAGGGCCTCGTGGGCCTTGCGCTTGAAGAACGCCTTTATCTGCCACATGCTGCCGTCGCCCCACTGGTTGCCGACCCAGCGTTCCACGTACCACGCGTTGAGGTCCACGTCGAGCATGTCGAGCAGGGCCTCGAGGCTGCGGGCCTGGCAAACAGC